TTCTAACTAGTTTATATCTGCTGAGTAACAAATAACAGAAGCCACTTTACCATCACGGTGAACGTGGCTTTTATTTTATGTATCTAGCAATCCTGTTCCGTACAAATCCAAAGCATTGTCTTCCAGAACCTCGTGCTATGAAAGGAAAGGATAAGGGTACTCTTCATGGAAAAGGATTAAAGTATGTAAAGATTTCCAATTACTGCTGGAAGATTATCCTAGAAGCAATTAAGGAAAATGAAAAGATAGGAGGATGTCATATAAACCCACATTCTTTTATAGTAGGTTATTGTTCAGCCAATGCTTTGGATTTGTACGGAACAGGATTGCTAGATACATAAAATAAAAGCCACGTTCACCGTGATGGTAAAGTGGCTTCTGTTATTTGTTACTCAGCAGATATAAACTAGTTAGAAGAATTAACATGATCTTCTAAAGCGGACAACATATTAGCAAAGCTCATGTTCTTCTTTAGATCAATTCCAAACTTAAGACCATATTCTTCGAGGGCATCTTTACTTTTCGCTTTAGACTTACTATTATACAAAGTATTAGCGTAGTTTTTATTAAAGATTTCTTCAGGGGATGGTTGTTCAACCAAGTCAGTAGACTCTTCATTGTTTTTCTCGTTGCTTTCAGCAAATTGGACAAAGATAGGCTCTTGGACTTTAATTTCTTCATTAACAACTACCTCTGTTGATTCTTTGATTACTTCTTTAGGTAGGGATTCGCCATCTTCTAAATAAGTAATAACAATAACCCTGCGTCTAGCAACACAACGAAGAGGATCTATGAACTCCCCGAAGCGTTTATTAAGTTTATCAAACATATGAGTTGCTGCTACAGATTGATAAATCTCTCCTTGTTTGTCAGCAAAGAAGAAACGGGGTAATTTACTAGAAGCATCATAATCAAAATCTTCAAACCGATTTGATAAGGCCTCTTTAAATAATAGGGGGTTAGTATATACCTCTGCCATCATAAATCTCCATAAAACTTTTATTAATAGGCAGCATAAATAGCATACCGTGATATTACAATTGTACCATAATAGTGGAGGATAATCAATGGTTATTGATAATGTCAAGTATTAATTGTAAATTATCAGGGGTATCTTCTACAGTTTCAGTCCAACCATCTGGTAATAATTCCTTTGGACAAGACTTGCATTGTAGGGCGGCTTTGATCTTATTCTCAATGTCGAGGGCGTCTTGGCCTTTGTCAAAGTGAAAGGTGTGTAGCATTTCATAATCCATGTTATTACTAGCCAACTTTTGTTCTCCTACCCTCACTAAAACTTCACGGTTAGTTATTCCTGTTTTGATAGTAGAGTAGTAAGGAATATTATTCCTACGCCACCGTACTATGTATAGGTATGCGGAGTTTCCAGGATTGAATCCACTAGCTGCACAGGTTTTACATCTTCTACCTTTGTTTATGAAACTACTCACAGAAGATGTGCAGGGATGTTTATTTTTACATTCCCACTTAAATAGTGAACTTACCTTAGTATACCCTTTTTCAGATACCCATCCTTTAAATAAAATACCTTCTTTTTTACCTATCTCATTTATTTGATATTCTCTCTGTCCACTATTCCAACGATAGCTCTTAGAACACCTATAAGAGATTACACCTTTACCAAGGTCCCCTGAAAAACAGGTAAATACTCCATTGCACAGTCCATTTTCAACATATTCATCCTCTGAGCAACGAGGACATCTTACATCCCAGTAGCATAATTTACCTCTTGACGATCTTATTTTAGTATTACGTGTAAAAGTAGTGCCATCCAGAAATTTACCGGATGCCATGAAGCTATATATCATTTCTTGGTCTGGTTTGTTACTATCAGTTCTCTGACACTCAGAACAAACCTTCCCTCCAAGGAAATTATTAATATCAGAATATGACCATTCATGTCCGTCAGATTTACATTTTAAATGTATTTTTGTTTTACCATTATCCCATGCTGAAGCAAATCCATTAAAATCTACTGTCTCTCTTTTATCACACTCACGAGCTATCTTAATAAGATATTGCCGACGAGACCACCTAGGAGATAGAGAACAGCCACAAGGTATGTGATCATTATCTAAACTACTCTTAAGGCTTTCAAATAAATCAGGGAAAAGCTCTTTATCTTTACTGCATATTGAACATGAAATTCTGTACACTTTATGACTATCTATTTTTCTACCACTAATCCCCACTATGGTCAGCACACCTCCTTTTGGTGTTGGGAAAGTACTTCCTATAAAATTTTCTGTTATATATCGTTCCAATTACATTCCCCTATAAAATAAACCCTTTATAATTAATATAAACTCTGTGGATACTATATGTCAATATATTTTAGGTAATAAAAAAGGAACCCGAAGGTTCCTTTATATAAGTAATTGATTATTAACTAAAATGTGCCAACTGACTTCACCACGAGTTCAGGCCTTGAGTTGACTGCGATCATACTAGTTTCCGTTTCAATCGTCTCTGTGCGATGGCCGTCAGATTTCATGAACACATACATCTCGACAGCAGTTGTATTAACATGTTCAATTGTATCAGCGGGCGCGTAATGCAGCTGTAGCATATTTTTGATCCCCAGAGGTAACACGAATGCCTCTCCTGTGGCTATCTCCCCGCTTATGTCTTCCAGATATAAAATTCCTTTGCTCTCGAAGATACGGTTAATAACATCACCACCTAAACGCTTACGTAAAGGCTCTTGATCTGAGCTATACTGAGAGTATGCATCGATAACAAGAGGGTGACTAATTAATGCTGAAAACCATTGACGCCCAACAATAGCAATTACGCGGTAAGAATCAGCATTATCTTTTGCCTCATCGATGATATGTGCTCGTGCCTTATCTTCTAAAGTATCACGAGGATCTACAGTCAATACCGTAAAATCAACAGGAGCTGTAGTTACTAGGCTTGTGACGCCAAATTCAACGGCATAATCATAAACTCCTTGGGTCCACCCCGGAGAATGACTATTACCTTTAATAGCTTCATATAATGCTTTTTCTTTTACATTAGAGTGAGAACGCTCAATACGGCTCATAGAACGCATTACACGGTCTTCCACTGTTTGGGGGGTATCAGTAGTGCCGTAAGCCCTCAAGTCCTGAACGTCTTTAGGCTTGATCTTGTCATCAAGAGGAAAGAAAGGGATATTGAAGTTACGGACGATTGCACTTTCACGGCCAGTGAAATTACGGTCTGCACCTCGTGGCTTGGCCTGAATATCATCATTTGTCTCGGTAACCCTTTCTACTTGTGCTATGGTAGCTACACCAAAGACAGGTTCATCAAAAAGATTTAAATCAGAGATTAATTTATGTGTGCGGGGAACAAGATCAACCAAACCAGTAAAGTCTAGTACCTCGAAATCACCATTACGTGCTGTTGGCATTGTATATTTTCCTTATTATAGAGTAGCTGGTACTACTTTGGCAAACTTATTGTTAAATGCTTCTAGAGCTGTTTTACCAGCTGCATCGATATCTGCATCAGTAAACACTGTTACATCTTCGTTATATACGACACCACGTTTTGCAACACTGATATCTACTGTATCGCCTACTTCGATGTCACCATCTAGATTACGGATACTTAAATCGTCAATAACCATTACAGAGTTAGCTGCTGCGGCTACAGCCAATTCAACACCAGCTGCATCAAGGATGGAACCATTCTTCATAGTTGCTGTGAAAGTGACTTGTTGAACATCGTGGGTGAACCCCGGAAGGTCGCTTTGTACTTCATTAAGTACTACTTGAAACAAGCTTAGATCTAAATCAGCCATTTATATTATCTCCTAGGATTACGTAGCTGCTAGTGCAGCTTTCTTAGCCGCGATTTTGTCTGCTAGAGTAGAACCACCCTTAACAGATTCAGTTAACTCACCTTCAACAGAGTGTTGGCTAGTTGCGAATTCTTTCTTAATTTCTTCTTTTTCTGCTTCAGCTGTTTCTACTTTTGCCTCAGCCTCTACCACTTTAGCAGCGGCTTCTTCTGTAACTGCATCTTGAGCAGCTTTAGACTTAGAGATAACAGAATTCATAAGAGTTTTATGGCCTTCTGATACATCCGTACTCATTAAGAAACTCAATACATCTTCTTTACATTCTTTTAGGAATGGAGCAGACTCTAGCGAAGCAGATACTTTTTCTTTCTCAACAGCTAATTCCTTAGCTTGAAAAGTTGCAATAACTTTTGCTTGTTCTTTCATTTGCTCTTGCATGGATGCTAGTTGTTCAGCATCTACCACAGAAGCTTCTATTTTCTTATCATCAGACATTAAGTTTTCCTTTTGTGTCTTTGGGATTACTTTAGTGACAGACTTTCTATCTTTATCTTCGTCATTATCACTACTAAAATTTGCAGAAGCTTCTGCAAGGTGTTCATTGAAGGTATCGCCTTCCATTATTCCATCAATCAATCCTAACGTTAATGCATCTTCAGCATTAAACATCTTGGCTTCCGTTGCCCGTACAACTTCTTCATCCATATCTCTGTGTTTAGATATATGGACTACAAAATTGTCATATAATTCTGTAACTCGTTTCTGTAAATCAGAGATAAATTCTTCTCGAAATTCACCGTCTTCATCAAAAGGTACTTTAGCTGAACCAGCGGTTATATATTTAACTTCTATACCATCTTTCTCAAGCATTTTATTGACATTGACAAGACGGATAACAACACCTATACTACCAACTTCACTATCAGGGTTTACAATAACCTCATGAGCTGCGCTTGCTAATGCAAAACCAGCAGAAGCTGCTATACCATCAACATAGGCAATGATCATCTTATTGTTATCGTCTGCCATCTTACGTAATGACCTAGCAGTCTCAAAAGCTCTAAAAGCTTCCCCGCCGGGGCTATTAATGTTCATAAGAATAACATTAATATCTTCAAGCTTGACCAATTCTTCCATTTGTACAAGTAAGCTTTGATAACTCACCCCACCACAAATAGCTTCAAAACCAGTGCTTTTATAGGTTGTTGGTCCTTCTATATTCAAGACACCTATGGTTTCTCCGACCAAGCCCCCTACTCTACTAGAACCTTCCGATAACATTTCTAGGTCATTAGATATCTCAGACATTCTGTAAAGACCATTATTACGGTCTTCAAGAATCTCTGCAATCTCTTGAAACTTAGCGGCGGTTATTAATTGAGGTTGTTCTAGAAGTGACTTGGAGAAACGCGCCAATTTATGTGACATACCTTCTCCTGTTATATTAAGATAAGTTTTTGATTACTTACCTTTGTATAAGTAAATGATAACACATATCAATCACATGTGCAAGTGATAATGATTATCGTTTGGTATTATGTGTTTTCTTTATTTCCTACTGAACTGTCCGTTGATGTATTTTTGGAAGTAGAATTTGGCATCCCCGACTCCATACCATCACCTGCCCTAGAAGTAACCTCTCCGGTAAGAGCATCAACTTCATCTGGTGTCATATCCTCGTTGAATCTATAATTGAACCCCAGTTTTTCATAAACTTCGTTAAGAAAAACTGGGTCTTTAATAGGGGTCATCCCTACAGAACCTACCCGTTGTAGTGCCTTACTTACTTCATCTAAACTAACAGGCTCAATTTCACCAGCTACTAGTTTTGGCATATCCTCTAGAGAAAGCTCCCACTCATTCAATCTGAATAATTGCCTAATTATGTCGGTATTCCATATCTCTTCTATTACTGATATATCCCGATTCAAGAAATGGGTATGGATACTAGATTTCCCTTCAATGAGATTATAACTACCGCCTCCTTCATCCCCAGCTATCAAATTGCCAGCCCCGAAAGCATTGTATATCGCTTTACGTCTCTCAGATACAAGAGCTACTACATCAAAATTTTTCCCTCCACCCTCGATCCCCAAGAATTTAATCTCAAAAGCTCTTGCACCATTTCCGTTCGCAGATTGTGTGTCTGAGGGTAAGATAGTATAGTTCTGATCACCAGTATGCATATTAGCCATATTGGTTTTCAGTTGATCTACCATGATACCCGCTTGAGAAGAAGGGTCATTACTAGCTTCAGCAAGAATATCTTCTGGCAGATACAAAACGGGGGTCCCGCTGAAGTCTTTCGTAACCCCGACAAGTGTATAATCTTGAAGAAGAATCTTCTCCCTCCAAGCAGTATAACACGTATCAAACGCAGACAATCCAAACGGCTGTGCATCTGTGGCAGCATAAGTCATGAAAGCTAATTTATTCCTTGGGATAGAAACAAACCCCCTCGAAGTAAATTGCTCAAAGTTTCTTGCTATATCTGTAGAGTTTCTAAATGCCTGTAAGGATTGGCGCATTTCTGTGACAGTCCTACCACCATTCGTGATTGTAAAAGGTACACTTTGATCCAATGATAATGGATGGATATAATTGAGTCTATCCAGAACCCATTTATCAGACCAATCCCCTGTACCCTTTTTAAATGTTTTCTCAAAAGGCGCTAAGCCATCTCTCTTGAATTCAGCAGCTGAACGTGCTATACTACGTACAGTTTGTCCTGTAAGATTAGCTAAATTCCATCTAAGGAAATCAGCCGCTTCTTTAGAATCTTCACTATCCTTATTCCACTCTACTGTGAAGTTTGAGAAAGCTTTTTCTATTAAAATGCTATTAGCTGCGAAAGCATTACCAACAGCATCATCTAGCATCATTGCCTGATATGTACGTAATCTTTGGGTTTTAGATAACTCGTATGGTTTGAGGATATCTACTATTTGTCTAATAGTCTCAATAGCCGGGGTAGCAATTGGTTTCTTTGATCTCCTACTTTCTCTGGTAGAGCTAGTAAGCTTCTTGTCACTTGGATGTTCTGCCATTGGGGTTAGTCCTCCTTTATAGCTTAATAATACCATAAAACAAGCGTGTAGGCAATAGGAGGGCTGTTTTAACGGGTTATTATATGGCAGGTGTATAATACCTCTCCTGTGAATAGGAGAGGCTCTGATAGGCCGTGTAGTATCTTAAACTACCGTATGCGGATTTTATGAGAAGCGAGTAGAGTGGACCCTCCATGGGAGGGGATGTTGAAGGCTTTGTACGTCCTAGCTGTACAAAGGTAATTGTATATAGTAGCAATACAGTCGGGGAAGTCATCTTTGCGGTGAGATGTAGATCTCTCCCCATCAAAAGATTCTAGTTCCTTCATAATCCACTCATAGGTAGTTTTATCAAAAGAGCTTTTAACTATACGTATAAGACCATTTTCAGCTGCATCTGCAAAAGGTAGGAATCTAGTAAGCTTAGCTTTGTTGCCTGGCACCGGATCTTTCTTAACACGATAACCAAGCCCAGAGAATTTCTTAGCCATCTCTTGGTAGACCTGTTTCCCCGCAGCGGCTGGGTCCACTGGCAGCACTATGATGCAATCAGTGCCATCATGTTCAGCTTGTTTGGTCATGACATTATCTCTATCTCCAACACGCTTACAGACTCTTCCAGAAACTCCTGTATCTTCATCCACAAAAGCTTTACAGTAATCTCCCACAAGATAAAAATAACCATCTTTATCTTTATGCATCTTAACACCAGTTGTGGCATCAGGAGTTTTATTCACTTGGCTTCCCTCAGTAGCAGCTAAATCATATCCTCTACCAAAGATAGTGCCAGAAGGGATTTTATCCACTTCCTTAAACCAAGACCTCTCACAATAGTTTGCTCCTTTAGCGCGAGCATCCCAATTACCGTGGAGTAGCTGCGCCTTGTCTATCTCGTTCAGGCCTTCTAAAAAAGCAACATATTCTGGATTCTTTTCTTGCATTATTGGATTATCGTATACATTTGCACTTACAAAACAAAATGATAGTATCTTACCAACCCATTTATCTTCGGGAATATCATATTTATCTGCAAGTTCTTGTTTTGAATCTCCCCATAAGAAATTACCATCTTCCCTAATAAAGTATCTAACCACCCCATCTTTTTCTGGGTTGGGGTATCCCTCCTCATCTAAGTACCAATCTATGATTTTACGTAACTCGTGGTCTGGGTCAGGATTACAACTCATAACCATACGGGAGAAATGTTTTGAGTCTGAACGAAGGCGGGACATCATATACTCAAGTTGGACCCACTCAAATTGACATGCCTCATCTACGCCTATGAAAGTATATTGAAGGCCCTGTATATTTAGTCGATCCGCCACCCTTTCCATGTGTTGGTACTTAACTTTAGCTCCGTTATATTTAAGTTTTCCTGTGTCTTTGTCTTTTGTAGGAAATACAGCTTCTAGTGCTTTCTCTCTTATATGAGGTCTTTGGTCTTTGGGTAGAGCATTAAAGATATCTTTCCCTGTGTCCCAGATACCTCCTTGTCCTGTGATTTGGGGTGTTGTCCTACGGAACATAATACAGTTTGTTTTAGGGTCATCTATAAACAGAAGAGGCATTAATTGAAGAAGGTAGGATTTACCTGAGCCAGCCACAGGTAGTTGTTTTGTTACGGATTACCCGTTTCCGGTAATCCTCTTTATGTTTCCATAAAGATCAGATCATATCTTCTATCTTTCGATAGCCCTACGTTTCGAACTCACTTGAGTCCTACATCCTTACACTCATCAGGATTGATCGTTGCACCCATGAATTTAATCATTCGGCTCAGTATTGTCCTCGTCTGTACGTTAGGAGTTTCACTGAATTAGCAGGGTTATTTAACGTGGAACCACTGGATTTATTTAGCTCCACCAATTACGACTATTTGCGCCTCCATTGCTGCCTTGAACATCATTTCTTGTTTTCTTGAGGCAGGGGCAAATAAGGGTTTACTCATAATACTTTTCCTTGAATTTCTTATATACTTCGGGACGTTTCTTACCATTAGCCATACGAGATACCATAGATTCTGAAACTCCGTATTTTAAACTTAATGTTTTTAATGGTAGCTTTTCTATAACCCTGTCATGTATTAATTTAATTACTTGGTCATCTGTTAATTTCAAACATGTAATACTGACAGGGTTCCTCATATCTTTAGTAAACCCTGTGATAGAAGAAAATCTTCTGCTAGAAAGCCCGTCTCCTATAGTATCTACTCTTTTTATAGACAAACCCATTTGGGTTGCTATATCTTTATAACTAATATTTTGTAGATGAAGATCTAAGACCTCCTGCCAATCCTCTTTGGTGAGAGAAGATAAATTCTTACCTTCCTGATAGAAATCTTTATAATAATTTATAGTATTTTCTGTATTAGTAACCCACCTCAAATTGATAAATAGGTTATATCTTTTACTGTTATCTATATGATCTATCACGGGAAGGTTATCAGGATTGTCTACGAAAGCCTCTCCTACTAAACGATGACCTCTACGATAAGTCCTCTCACCTTCAAGACACAAACAGAATTCTTCATAACCGTCCTTGTCTATTTTGGGCTTAAGATATCTCATTTCTACATTCTTATAACCACTTTTACCGCACTTGGTAACCCATTCAACAGTTCTTGTTACACTTTGTACAGTACCGTAATTACTTACCTGATAATAGCCCGCTTGACCCTGTATGTCTTTCCACTTCTCTTGTACAGGGAACGCTACTTTACCTTTATGGCAATACATAAAATCTCCCTTTATATTCTAAACTCACAGTAATTCTCCTATATTTTTAATAAAACTTTCCCTTTCCTACTTAAATACTACCATTATTCCCCTTCCTACGCAAATCAACCACCTGTAAACAACATCTTAATTCCTTCACCGACCCCACTCAATGTAATCTCTGAGAAGATTATTCCTGCTATAATCATAGCCACATTCATTACTCCTAGCATAATAGTACTCGGAATAGCTGCCAATCCTTCTCCCAACTTATTCTCAGCTACCAAATAAATTGAAGCCGCTATTAAAAATAAAATACAAGGCCAAGGAAGATGCACTCCCGCAACCCATCCAGCCGATAACCCAAGAATTCCAATAATAACCCACATAGTTTTCTCCTTACTAATCTGTATATTCTTGTCCGATATCTTCACAAATAGTGTTATTTAAAATAGCTTTAGCTTTAAACACCGTCCTTTCCGTCATACCAACTTCAGGATCAGTGTTAACATAATTATCCTTTTGCCAAAGAAGCATATCCGAGTCATCATCTATGATCACATAAGACTTGTAGTAGAAATGATGCCCAACTAAATCTTCGTGATCCTGTAACCATTTTAAAATCTCATTCCCTCTGAAGATAAAAGCAGAATTTGTAACATCGGTACATCCTATCACAGTACAGACCACACCCATGCTATTAAGGATATCTTGCATCTCCTCATCGCTCTTGCCCATTCTCCACGTACTTGATACAACAACTTTAGCATCAGTTTCTTTGATAAGAGTGTTTAATAACTCAACACATCTTAACGAATAAAACTCAGTACTACGTCCAAATCTTCCAGTAGATACTTCATAATGATCTGCATCAGATGAATTATTTAACACACCATCTATATCTAAAAATATAATCTTAAGTTTGCTCATATCTTAACCCCTATAATATCAATACCCCATTATTAAATACATTATCTACTATGTCAACACCTTATTCCACATAAAAGAAAACCCGCACTTGCAAGATGCAAGGCGGGTAAGGAGAGGATGATACAGGGTATCAGTGGATGAGGAGAGCATCCTATTGGGACGACTGTAGCCGTTCTTATGATTATTGAGGGAGGAGGGAACTGTATAGCGGAGGCTATCTACTATGAAATTGTATTACTTCTCAATCACTTTCAGTGAAATAACTGGTGCTGGCTCACTATCTTCTTTGTCCGAAGGTGACCTAACCCCAACTTCTATATCTTCTTGCTTTAATTCTTTCAAGATCTTATACATAGCCTCTACGCCACGAAGTACAGAGCTATCTGAGGACTTTTTATCGTTCATGATATCTTCTACACGCTGTAACCCTTTACGAAGGATAACAGGCACCTTAGAGCGTAGATCTACATCTATTTCATCCATACGCTTATCAGCAGTATCTTTTTTGTTCGGCCTCATGTTAATCTCTTTTAATTATCTTTATTAACATGATTATACCATAAAGTACAGCATTAAATCAATTTAATTTAATCAATCTCTATAATCGGGGAGTGGATCGCTCGATGCAGAACCTTGCACAAATTCGTGTGAAGCTAAATAACCTATAGCTGGGTTGGATGCATTTTTACATGCAGAGCATAATGAATCTAACTTTGAGTCTTCGTTTTTACTATTAGGGTATGAGGTGTATTTAAACCAAACACCACATGAACATGATGGCATGTGTATTCCTTTATTTATATTTCTTTATGTAAATATAATAGCATAATATAGAGGTCAAAATCAAATCTTATATAAAAAGAAAACCTCGTTACTATAAAAGTAACGAGGCCCTTAGTAGATATATAGTAGTGTATTGGATCAAGGTGCGGAACCATATACCGCATTAAAGTAATTATCTGATTTCTGACCAGACTACTAGCCTTGGTTATTTAATAATAGCAGGCAGTATTAGAGTGTTCTGTAGGTGTTTACTGTAACCCCTACAGAGTTAACAACGTAAACATTGGTTTTGTTGTGGATAGGCGTTTCAATATAATCACCATTCATATCCCGCCAACGAACTACAGCACATAGCGTGGTCTCCATTACCTGCGTTTCGTTATGAGACATCTCGTTAAACTTATCTACGGCAGCTTTTCCGAATAGAGATAAGATATCAACATCTTGAACCTCGTCTACCGTGATGTTGATATAATCTTCTCTGTTCTTCTCAATTTTTAGGGTGAAACTCATAGTCGTATTCCTTTTTATAGTAGTAGTGGTTGTCCGGGATATACCCAACGGGACGCTATGGGTTGACACGCAAGGTAGCGATACTCTGCGTTGTTTGGAGCAGGTAAGGGTAGTCGAAACCCTATCATCAGATTGGAAATCTGAGGTATTACCGTTATACGATACCTGCGTTACTGGATAGGAAAAGGTTGGCTGGTAACACTACCATGAACGAGTCTAACGGTTTACATATACTTTGACAGGCAATGATGTATCTTACGTTGCACCCACTTTCATGGTTATCCACCCGTACACTCTCGCACCCATTACCGGACTTGGCCTCGACCTTCCCTATACAATAACTATAGCAGTTAATTATTTATAAGTCAAACAAAATATTACTTATTCCGTTATTTCCATATTAATAATAATCTTACCAACAACCATTGGGGCGTCTGTCACATGAAGGATCTGACCTCCGGTAACATAATGCTGATGATATACACCTTTACTATCAAACCAGAAAATGTATGGTATTGAGTTTCCATAAGTCCCATCATCTTGTAATACTTCTGGAGTATACTTGCGTTTACCCCCGATACTGGTAAGCATGCCATAATGTTCTTTTCCTACATATTGCCCATTTGTTGCAGCAACGGATGTAGGTGTTAGTCGTTTACCCGAACTTGTGACTTTTCCTTTTACTGTTGAATAAATAATAACATCACCAGAGTATGCACTGATAACATATAGATGTTTATAACTACCTATACTGTTATCTCTTTTTACACGTTCAGCTACATTTCGTTGTTCAACTGTCTTACCATCCGCGCCAACGACTACCTTGACACTTACCTTACTTACCCCAGAGTCTGATTTTGGAATTACTTTAGCTCTTGGCTCATTACATCCCGTAGCAAGAATACATAGTGCTGCGATTAACATTAATTTTTTCATAGTTATTCTCCTTAAGATTGTGATTGAATTTTAAACGATTTAACAACAAAATCACCGTCTGTTTGATCAAAAGCTGACCAATTAAATTTTGTACTTTGTGCATTATACTCTGCTGCTGTTGCGTTAAACATCTGTAGCATTCCCTGATACTCAGCCTGTAGTTGGTTGTATTGCTGTCGTTCATCACGAGGCCAATCCTTTTTCTTAACTCCCTCGTAGTCACTCTTAAAGGAATTAATCCGCAGACTATAAGCACTTAAATTGGATTCTGATTTCTGAAGTGATGCCGAAGCATTCTTAAACCATTCATATTTTCTTAACATTGCTTCTGGACTAAACTCTTGATGTGCAACTTTAGCCGCGCTAGTAAAGAAACCCATACCAGAAGCAACAATACTTCCTACTCCGCCGATAACAATTATCGCAATAAGCCATAGAGTTATTGTCTTAAATGGCTTGTTTTCAAAATTATTTACTTGCTGTTCAATACTCATATTTTCTCTCCTCTATTGTTTAATATTTAATACACAATGATTATTCCACACTACTAATCTTTTGTCAACAACTCTTTAGCCAACCTCGGATCTTGTGCAATAGCCATTGCTTTAAGAAAAGTATCCCCATCCAAAGACGATGTATTTCCTGAAGATACACTTTCCTTTTCAACAATAAAATCATCCCCAGCAATAGCTGTGGTAGTCCAATTTAAATTTGAGTAGAAATACCATATCTCGCCAACCTTCTGAGCTGTCATGTCTTCTAGCGGACTTCCTTCTGGCAGCACTTTAAACTTAATATATTCATTCATCTCATTCTCCTATTTTATCGATTAAATCTTCATACCTATATTTGAGCCGATATGACCCCTCTTTATTAAAAGGCTTATAGTTCTTTCTAATTATCTCCCAATGTTCATCAGTCAATCCATTACCCACAGCAATATAAATATCTTTACCTTCTACTTCAAACTCAAATAATTTATATCTATTACTCATGAAACCAATTGCCATCATTGTTACATGGAAGCTCTTAGTCTGCTCTTTTCTATGTAATAGCTTATTTAACCACTCCATTACTATCCTCCTAGTATTTAACAATATCTCTATCATCAATATTCCTAATGAATGAATCTAACTTGATACACAACAATTCGTAGTTTGAAAAGTCTCGCCCTCCTGCAATAATTAACCTTACAGGATAAAGGTCTATCTCATACTCTTTCCTATTATCTCCTAAACATAACACATAAATCTCCCATTTTCAATCTGCTACCCTAGGCCATACAGCTTATCAATATCCTCTATTGTAATGTCTACACCAAGAAGTTCTTGCACTTTGGCAGCGTAAATCTTTGTTTCCTTAGCCAACTCAATGCCTGAATCAGGAAGGTAAGTGACTATTATATTTAGCCCTGATAGTGCGGGGCATCGTGCGTGACAATAGTCCACTTCCCCTGAATTGAAAAGTTGTTCTATCTCCTTACTATGAACTCATTCATTCCTTACCTCCTCTCTCACTTGCATTAACAGACGTCCTAGATGATTTTCCCCTTCTCCTGTTTTCATACAAACTCCCCATACTTTATCGTGCCACCAATTAGCTTCTTGAAGATAACTATCTTTAGTGTCTAATAATTTTTGCCTAAGAGTAGGATTAGCTTTTGAGAATTTATAGCGTAAAGCATACAACATCACATCAAATTTTATATCTTCCCAGTCATGCCGTAATTCTAAAGAACCTCCCATCCGTTTAGCCTCAGCGCCGGTAACACAAAGAGAGATATCTCTTCTTATATTATAGTGTCTTGTTTTCATAGCCATGTAGAAAGCCTCTGAAGTCTTAAAATATAAAGTATCAAAACGATCAGTATTTCTTCCATAAGGCATGGGAATTTCAAAGTTCCAAAAATTACTAAGGAACCTATATTTTTCATTACTAAAACTAGGTTGCAATGGGTTAGTCACCTCTCATCTCCTTTAACCATGCTATCGCATCTAAATCTACAAAGATATCTTCCGGTCTTATTTTACGCTTCAAATACAGGCCACCAATTGAGCGCATCCGACTAAGAGCCACATATAAAATACCAGTTGCGAAAGTACAACTCCACCCTAGATCAACAATAGCTTTGTCCAATGTAGTCCCTTGACTACGATGGCATGATATGGCAGCATTTTGTTTAAGTGCCATTGCTGTGGCTGAACCTGACACAAACTGATAAAGTTCTTCTTCCCCTTCCTCATTCTTTCTTGTTTCATATCCGTGTTTTTCCCATCGAGAGGGTTCTATTAGTATTTCCTCTCCTGTACGGGCAAGACGTACAGTAGCGCCCTCCTCTGCCATATCAATAATCTTTCCTGTATCTCCATTACTATAAGGAATAGGACTATCATGAGAGGAGTTTTTTAAGATAATCACCCCTAATCCTACCTTCAGTCTAACTTCCTCTCCACAAACCAAGTCTGATATCTTGAAATTACCTGTCAACTCTGAGGTATAGATACCGCAAGGATTATGGTTATTATTAAAAGCTACTGCATTATACTTAGCTACAGACTTATTTGTGGCAGCTATTACCGTAGTCTCTCTAGGCAAGGGATAGATAACCTTACGATTGAAGTACTCGATTGCCTCATTAACCTCTGTTCCATATACAGGTTTGTTGTTAACCCTGCTTTTAGGTACAGCAGTACGTATAGCATGTAACATGTTTTTCATCTGTTCATCAGATTGTCGCATTACCTTGGTGAACTCTACGAGCTTAAAGTTCATCTCACTAAACTCTTTCATCCTATAAAACTTACTTGTACCATACTCTTCTTTTGCCAAAGCTATATCTCGTGGCAGCATCACAGCAGGAATTTGAAGAATATCCCCGAAGAGATGTACTTTAATATCCCCAGATTTACGATTTCTAGTAGCTTTGTTAAACCTCTTCAACCGTTCACAGAAACCAAACCAAGTACTAGGAGTAATCATCGAGAATTCATCTATAATGATGCGCTTAATAGCTCCCTTGGCAAACAATTTACTCGTCTTTGATGACACCTTCTTAAGTGCCTCTTTCGTACAATGCCCTATAGGAATACTCATGCCACTATGAAGCGTCATCCCTCCAATAGCCAATGCACTGATTCCTGTTGTGGATAAAAATAGAGTCTCGTGTCCAAATTCCCGTTTAAGTTTATTGATCAGGACACTCTTACCCGACCCACCTACGGAGCAATTTATTGTGTTGTGAACACCTGCTGCTATTAGATCATAATGACGCTGCTGCTCTTCTGTTAAAATAAAATCTTGCTTCATCAGTACCTCCAATTTCTTCTCCTTAAAATTTATTATAAATCTAAACTTAACCAATAACTATATTCATCATAATCAAAATTTAACTCTTTTGCAACCTGTATAAATTTCTTACTTTTTGTCTGTGCTAAGAACTTTTCATCCAAACTTGAATAGGGAACAACATTGTCAAATGGGTCTCTCCCTAACCAATTGAATGCTTCCTCTTCACTCATATCACTAATTTTATCAGAGCAATCTTTACAAGGGACAAAACCACTACCGGCAAACACTGTATAAAAATCAAGATTATCTCTATTGTGACAGAATGCTTCTACACAACATTCTGGGTATTCGAAGAATTTACCCCAAACCTCCCACAGTATAATTTCTTCATCATCAATATTTTCATTATTTGTCTTCATCCTTATGCTCCTTATAAGTATTTATATACATAAACTTATCATAATTCTTCACACAAAAAGGTATTGATCCTACGAAACTCCATAAATACAAACATGTAATCAATACTTCGCTTTTATCTGTCATATCACACCAAATCATCAATGTTGTATAAACTACTGCTAAAATTATCGTGCAAAGCAGGTATTTAATTCTTGGGGTCATAAAATCTCCTATACTTATTAATGCAATACTCCAACCTGGGGGATGCCATTCCTGTCCCATAAGTGTATATAGTTCCGTCTAACATCTTACGACAGCCATAACTTCCAAGCTCTATGTCTTTGTACATCAGATCATACTTAATTTCAAAATCATCACAGATCAAAGGATCTTCTGTAACAGGAATATATTTAGAAAAGAAACTTCCTGCATAATCTATCATATCTTCCATTTGATCACAACCTACAATAATCAATTCCAATTTAAGAAACATTAAATAGTGTATATCGTCCAATAATCTCTCTGGCCTATAGCAAGGAGTTAGTGCCATATACTTACCCTCTAGGAGATTACCTTCTTTGTGTAATTGTACAAAACTTTGTTCGGCGCTTGCCACATATACCTTCCCGTCAATATGACTTAAATCTGGAATACCTTTTGGTTTTGTTAAATTAGATACATCTTGATCTACAACCAACGGTACCTCAATCATCTCAAACCCACAACCTTTATAATATTCTATAGCTTCACTGATAAGTCCTATCGATATATTCATCCTCTTCTCCCTGATGCAAAAGCACGTTTAGTTACATCACTCATCTTTTTAAGGTCTTGTATATCTATCGAAGGATGGTGCTTCTCTAAGTAGCATTCTATAGCTCCTAGAACGTCTGACAGCTCACATAAGACCATAATATCGATACCCTGTACCTCGGCATCCCTAACCTCCTCTATCTCCTCATAGACCTTTGACAGCTCTCCTATGGTACCTTTAGTTATCTTTGAGAGATGGTAACTCATAATTTACGCCCAAGATATGCATTGACACAAATCCGATCCATTTTATAAAACTTTCTACGAACTCTCATCCATATAAAATAATAATACATATAACATAAAGGAATCCATAGCAGAAACATTACAAGACTCTTAAAGTGATTCTCTATAATTGCCCCAACTAATAATCCTATAAATATAGGGTTAAGTAGGTAAAGCCAAAATAGACCATATAATGCAGTATTAAATTTATCCATTGTTATAAACCTTTTAAAATTATTGATGCCCCCTACTATACCTTCATGATTTCATTTGTCAAACATTAGTCACTATAAAATACCTATTGACATAAGATTATGCTAGGGTATGATTATCTTAGTCCAAATATTTACAAGGATAACCAATATGACCACGATAATCATCGACTATAAAGAGAAGAAAATTTATGCAGATAAAAGGATGACAACAACGTCAACACAAGAAAGGGAAGGAGGTATAATGAACTTCTTAGGATTAGTTTCTCGTAAAAGCTCTTCTTTTACTGAATACCAAGATTCTTTCAGCAAAATAAGTGCTATAGGAAATGACACTTATGTAGTAGGTTGCGGCAATGCAGATATATTCAAGCAAATTGTTATTTCTTTGAGGGATGGAAATCCCTGTCTTACCAGAGCCTTCAAATAATCGTACAGTCATCTATAAAGTAAAACGTAAAGGAGATTCATTAGAAATAGATATTTATACTGCAATTAAACTTAAAAATAAATGGTGGCAAGGAGATAAGTTTGATTGGGGTGTGGGATACTATTGTGATAACAAAGGATATATAGTAGACGGTAGTGGGGGTCAGTACGCAGCTGGTGCGTTAGAGATGGGTGCTACTGGGGAAGAAGCAATTATTGCAGCATCACGGCTAGACCAGTATACAGGTACTGAAGTAGATGTAGTAGCTTTGTAAACAAGCCTTTATAAAATAATACTTGACGCAACATAAAATGTATTACATACTACACATATCAGTAACACAGGAGATAAATCATGAATCAAGAAGACATGTTAAGAATACTTCAACAACAAATGGGTTATCGGCAGCAGACTATAACAATTCCTGTAGAGAAAATAGATGCTTTTATTGATGCATGTATTGAACAAAAAGAAGAAACTTTATACTCATTAGGGCAAGCATTACTGTGGTGGACACAACAAGCGCCTATGATAAGCATTCCTCAAGCACAAGTATATCCATTATGTATCCAACGTATCCAGCAACGGTTGGCACAAGGAGAAACGTAATGGAGTATCAACCTTGGTTTGAAGGTGAATTGGAAGTTCATCCTACTCTTCCAGAAATATTTCTTATATACTCTCAAGGAGAAATCTGTAGATGTTACTTGGATAAGCTGGGCAATTATGTTAAAGTGTATTTCGTTAATGGGGATGCTACCTTCCATGTTGATTATTTTGAGGAACAGATGGAAAAAGGTAGTTGGTATATATGTAATGATGAAGGAGATAAAATATGAAGAAAGTTATTGTGTTTAATGGCCCGCCTAGGTGCGCAAAGGACTCTGCTTCATCATACCTCTATAAGGAAATTAACTCTGGGGAGGGATATTTATCCGCACATGTATTGGGATTTAAGGAGCAGTTAACTAGTATGACGGCTAAGTTCTTTAATATGACCTTGGAAGAATTCTTGGTTGATTATGATGAGGCTTGGCTCGATGGGTGGCATAAAGATAAATTGTTACCTCAATTGACGGTAGGTTACCGACCACATAGCCAGCGTACAGCACAAATTCATGTATCGGAGAATGTAGCCAAACCTATGTTTGGTAAGTCTGTATTTGGGGATGCTCTTGCTAATAAGGTCTCAGAACGAGAGGGTGTTATCCTAGTACCTGATTCAGGATTTAAAGAAGAGTTATATCCTGTCATAGAGGAAGTTGGATCGGAGAATTTAATTGTTATTCAGATTCACCGAGATGGTTGTAGTTTTGAAGGTGATAGTAGAAATTGGTTAGAGCCAGAGGATTTTCCAAATACTAAATTTATTAGTATTAAAAATAATAGGACATTGGAAGATTTTTATGATAAGGTTAGTAATCAGGTTAGCAAGTTTTTGAAGCAATAGGAGAAATTATGCAATTGAACCCATGCCCTATATGTAATAAACAGCCTTATATATTCAGTTCATCAATTCAAGCCAAAGGTTGTTCTTTTGAAGGTTATGTTGTTGAATGTGATTCTGAGGATGATCAAAGTAAAACTCCATTTATAGAACACACCTTAACTGTTTACGGAAGTACCCAAGAAGAAGCAGAAAATAGATGGCAAGAAATTTCAACAAAATAAGGAGGGAATAAGAGGATGAACGAATTTTTACAAAGTTTAGAAAAACCTAATGAAGATATAGTTAAGAAAGCATTAATCAGACTATTCAACGGAGTAGTTAATACTAATAAACTTATAGGTCTTGGAGATTTAGAAGGAGATGAGAAAGAAAAACTTATCTCAACATATAAATCCTTATGCTTAGAAGAAGGTAAAGAAGGAATTGCTGCGGTAGAAAATAAAGATAAAGTAGAATTTTTAGATTTCATGGTGGACTATCTTGTGGTTGGGTATTACCTGCACTACCTGCAAGAAGGAGAATTAGGAAAAATAACTCTTATTCTGGATGAGGGGATAACAAGAGACTATAAAGAGTTTTTCTTACCTTCTTTTGAAGATGGTGATTATATCAATTGCGTGTACCCAGTACAAGATATGCTAGGTAATGCTAATATAGATATTAATAAAGCAGTAGACGAGGTACTTGAGAGTAATTTGTCGAAGTTCCCAACAATGGACGAACTAAGAGAGGGACTCTCAACACAAGAACATATTGATGTAGGTGGGGTACCTGACGAAGTTCTTGTTGAGATCCAAATAGAGTGTATCGAAGATAACGGCAGATACGAAGGTGTTATATGTAGAGAAGTAGTAGCTGGTGAAGGAGAGACACGACTTGTATTTTGGTCTACTACAGAGTATGGAGAAACTAAAGTCAAGTATCTCAAACCTTGCACTTTTAAAGAACCGGATTTTGAATCATGTTGGAATTAATAAATAAATTATAGGAGAAATAAATAATGAATAAAAAAGAGAAGGGTATTATTGGGGGTATCGTAGGTGGGGTGTTATTAGCTATTGTTGGACTGAATAGCTTTACCATTGTTACGGCAGAATCTCAAGCTGCAGTGACTTCTTTCGGAGAGGTGCATAAGGATAAAAACCTAGAAGGGTTTAACTGGGTAGCTCCTTGGTGGAGTATCAATGAATATAACAACTTACTTGTGACAGTAACCTTAGATGATCGGGGTATCCCCTCGCAGGATAAGTTCAAAACCCAGATGGATATTAGCTACACAGGTCGTTTCGTTAAAGGCCAAGCTGCCTCTGTACGTGCATCGACAGGACTTGCTGAACAATTCTTGGTTACACACGTAGATAAAAAGGTACGAAGTTGTGCCATTGGCGCGGGTACCCAAGTTGAGAACTCTCAAGCATTCTTTACTGAAGAGGTACAGTCTGGTATGTCTTCTTATGTACTTGATTGTGTAAATGACTATCTATCATCCCCGCAGGTTGGTGGCGGATACGAATTAACACAGGTACAGTTTACGGATATCAGTCTTGATCCGATTGTTAAGAAATTCATGGTGACTACCAAGAAGAGACAGGAAGAGGAAGATCAACAGAAATCCTCATTACGTATTGCAGACCTTAAAGCACAAGAAGTCACTAAGGTAGCTCAAGCGAAAGAAGCTGCGTCTGTATTCGACAAGAAGGCAGCACAGAATGTATCAGACGCGAAAGCTTATGATATGGGTAAAACAGCAGAGGGTAACCTAGCGATACGACAATCTATATCACCAGAACTGATTAGATACATTGAAGCTAAACGATGGGATGGTAAACGTTCTAAAATTGTTGCAGGATCAGGTACAGGGCTTTTAGTAGACACACGGGGAGAATAATGAAATTATTTGGAAAGCACAGGGTACGTGCCTCATTTTACCATTTAGGGGCACTATTGTTTTTAGGGATTACCGCACTAAACTATGCAGATATAGTAGGTGATACTCAAGCGTATGTACTGACCTGCATATTATTTATTATAGATTATATCGCTGAGTTATTCGATCCCCATCCTGACAACATGGGTACATGGTACGAACGATATTTCCACAGAGCATTTAAAGACGACACAGAATAGGAGAAATAATTATGAGTGAAAGTAATTCAAGTAATAGCGGTATTGGGGTTTTAGGTTTGTTGGGGGTAGTGTTTGTAACATTAAAATTGACAGATGTTATAGACTGGTCATGGTGGTATGTTACTTTACCTTTCTGGGGGGGGGGATTGGCTCTTGTAGCTTCGATCTTGGGGGTAGGCTTAATAGCTTGTCTGGCAACAGCTATGTTTAAACGATAAATAAAATTTCAAGGAGAAATAAATGAAAGCACTAGTAGTTTACACAGCAACAAACGAGTTACCAGAAATCACACAGGATATGTTAGAACAGTTTATGTTCAAGCCATGTGGCCCCCACGAGACATCACGTATTGGATTTTCCAATAATCCAGATGGTGTTTTAGTTAGTGAGATTACAGGTAATATAGTGATGAATGTAACCACACAGAAGAAGGTCGTGAACAAGTATCATCTTAGTGCAACAATTAAGGTGAAGGCTGCGATGCTAGAAGTTGAACAAGGTCGTCCTGCTAATAAAAAAGAGCTTATGGAGTTTGAGTCTCAGGCTATAGAAAAACTATTACCAGAGACATACCCTCAAGAGCCTAAGCGCCATACTGTCCTAATTACACGAGAAGGTAGGGTATTTGTAGGCGCTACAGCGTCCGTAGCAGATGATATAACGAGTCTAATCCGTAAAACAATAGGTACATTGCCTATCATTCCTTTATGCGTTAATGTGGATGCTAACGAGCGTATGACGGCATTTGTTGCCAACTCTCTGAGTAATGAAATTACATTGGGAGATAAAGTATTCCTCACAACAGCAGAAGGGCGTAAGGTAGGTATTAGTGCTGGCAGTGTATATCATTCAGAGGCCCAAGATCTGATTAAAGATGGTTCAGTTGTGACTAAGTTGGCATTAAACTATGAAGGTATTATTGATTTTCTGCTCAAAGATGATTTCACTATTAGTGGTATTAAGTTTGATTCAGGAATGACAGATGAGGTGGAACCGGAGGATCGAGTAGGAAGTTTTATTATCCAGATGGATGAATTGGTTAAGATGTTTGATAATCTAGTTGGAGAGTTTGACGGGGAGTTTGTTCCGAAGGTTGATCTGGTTGAGGAGGATTAATGTTAAAATTAAAAGATGTTGAGGAAATGGCAGAAACTATTCTTAATGAAGTAGACTACGATATCTATAAAGAAGACTTGGAAGATCGAGAAATCCTAGACTGCATCGAGTTTCATTTAATGAGATTTGCTGAACAAGTTGAAAAATCTATTAAGGAGGAATAATGCAACAGATTATTGATGCTGCTGATAATGGGTTGGGTGAGTTGGTTAAGCAACTCAATATAACACAAGCTTGTCTTAAGATAGATAGTACAGCAGAAATTTTTAAGTGGACGACATTAAGTGACTTAGAGGATTATGAGTTTGAGTTGAAAATAAAGATCCTACAAATACTTGAAGGAACGTAGTTATGGGCAGTCGACAATCTATCTTTATAGGCGATACCTTCATAACAAAAAGGTATGGGTTAGTCACAGTTATACATTATAAGAGTGCACGAGAAGTAACTGTGAGATTTAATGATACAGGTTATGAAGTTGTTTCCAATGGCGGTGCTCTTAGGAGAGGGGAATTAAAAGATTATTTACACCCAAGCATAAGTGGTGTGGGGTTTCTGGGAGCAGGGGATTACTCAACTTCTCATAAAAACCTCGCCAAGATTACTTGGGCTAGTATGATATTAAGGTGCTACTCAGGTAGGGTGGTGGCATACGTAGATTGTGAAGTCTGCGAAGAATGGCATAATTTTCAAAATTTTGCAAAGGGGTATTATAAGAATTACCCAAAAGACCCTAAGATTGTCTTTGAGTTGGACAAGGACATTAAGATCAAAGGTAATAAGGTTTATTCCCCTGACACCTGTTGCTTTGTCCCCCAAGTTATAAATAGTCTATTCATATCCAGAGCTAATCATAGAGGACCGCATGCTTTGGGTGTGCACTGGAAAAAGAGAGATAAGAAATTTCACGCTCAGTGTCAGGGCGGATCTGGCGGACCCCGTACATACATGGGGCCTTATGACACAGAAGATGAAGCGTTTGGAGTATATAAGGAATTTAAAGAGAAGGTTATAAAGACCCAACCGGATAAGTTTAAACACCTATTACCTGAAGGAATTTATGATATTTTACAAAACTATATTGTTGAAAAAGGAGACTGATGTGGGTAGTTTTAATATAGAGAACGAGAGTGATTGTAGGGATAAAGATGATTTTGGAGAGGGTACCACTTTTAAAGAGTGGACACGAGATAACAGAGATAATAAATTATTCAAGGACCTTCAAGTAAAAGATATCTCTAAAATAACCAATGACGACACTGTGTTTGTCTGGGATTTCGATGGAGTTCCGTTCCGCGCTGCCAGTATGGTAGAAGAAGACTATCTCGTTGCCACCAACGTAGAGGATGATACAACTCACGAATCAAAAAATGTAACTGAGTTCTGGGGTGTTGGTAAAAAGGTAGGAGTAAACTCGTGGGTTGGTGTGCAAAACATTGAGAGAGAAATATCTGATCTCCCTCTGTGGACTAAAGAGTCTTTTACTATCGAAAAGAAGAAGAGGATTAAAAGTAAGTACATAAATAAGAACACAGGAAAGAGGTTTAAGAAAGAAACCGACAACATCAAGGATAAGAAAAAGGTTGATCAGGATATTACAGATGTTGTTGAAATTATGGAAGCTCGTGTACGTGAAGTGAAAGCTCAGTGGGGGGTTAAAAATTTCCTAATGTGTATCGGGTCAGGGGAGGTTTTTCGAGACCGCCTTATGCTTCCACAGGCTTATAAAGGACAACGGAGTCCGCTACGCCCTATCTTATTAAAAGAAGCTCGTCAATGGGTTATTGATAATTATCCCTCAGAAGTTGCACCTCCCCTGTTTGAGACTGACGATGTTGTTGAGTGGTACGGGGCAAAGTCTCATGCGATTTATAAGAAGACAGAAATTCATTCTCACGTGATCATTGGCGAAGATAAAGATCTAGCAGGTAACCCTAAATTATGGGTAAACTATGGTCGTGCAGAAGGTCGTTTCAAGCAACCACAAGCCACTCTTATAGAAGATAGTTCTGTTTCTTGTGGTACGTTACAGTTAGTACAAAAGTCAAAAACAACAGAGGTTAAAGGGACAGGATTAAAATGGCTGGTAATGCAAGCATTTTGTATAGGTGACCAATCAGATAATTATCACGGCTACCTGAAGTTTGATAAGAAATTAAGAGAGCATATTAAATATGGACAAAAGGAGGCATATAAGGAATATTCTAGATTAGAAACAGGTAAGGAAATTCTACAAAAGGCCGTAGATAATATGTTTATGTGGTTTGAAAAAGGAATTAAGTATAAGTCACATACTAGTAAGGAAATGGATATAGACACTTTCCAGTGGATGGAAATTTGTTTTTCTGTAGCTTATATGACTAAATCTCCTAAGGATCCTTTAACATTTAAAAAGTTATGTGATTATTTTAAGGTGGATTATTCCCGCCTCGTTGACAACAACCGCCCAGAGGAAACCTCTGAGTCGGAACCTACACCATCTAACTTACAATCAGACGTAGATGAAATCATTACATTGTTATCTGATAAGAGTGGGAAAGCTGCTGATAAACGTACTAGGCTTGAGCAAGGTATTGAGATGTTGAAACAGTTGAAGTTGATTGAGGAGAAATAATATGATAGAAACTTTTGAATTAAATTTAGAGGTACTAACTATTGACCCTAGTACTACCTGTTTTGAACTAGCCTCACAAGTGAAAGGTCAGATACAAGTACATATGACTAGGGAGGAATTTTATGAACTAATTACACATCCTTTGGTGGTAGATTCATATAATACAACAGGATGGAGAATAGGTACATATAATAGCTATGTTTGCCACGGTATCCAGTTTGTTGATAACTATGATATGACAAAGATAAGGTTTACCTCTGTGGAAAATGTTTTACCTGAAAATGTTAAATTTATTATAGCCGGTAAGCGCCAACAATGTCTTTCATAGCAGGAAGTGTCGCCATGAAACATTGGTTCCCTGATTGGAAAGGTGAGCCTAAAGACCTCGATATTTTCAGCAGAACAGGCGATACTTCTAGAGATATAGAAATATTTTGGTTTGATGCTTTTAGTTATATAGAAGATAATAATAATAATATTGACAGTGTTTACGTTGATGCAAATCTCCTGTATACTTTAAAGGTTAGTCACGCCCATTGGAATGTGAAGTGGGATAAAACACTAGCGCATATCATCTTCATGAAGGAGAAAGGCTGTGTTCTTAATCGTGAATTCTATGATCTTTTAATAGAACAATGGAATGAAACACACGGTAAGAAAGATTTCAGCCTGAATGGGTCAAATGAAGATTTCTTCACTGAGAAAGCGACAAGGAAGGTTCCCCATGACACATTACATGAGCTATTAGCTTTCAATAAGAGGCCTATGCATGAGCTTATACGGGAAGATATAAATAGCCCTATGTGTAGTAAGTTATTATGGGATTTCCTCTCTCACGAGGATAAAGTGAAAACATGTTTAGAAGAAATATATGTTATTGCAACGGAACGGTTTATATTGCCAAAAGGATATTCACCAAACAGAGCTAAATATAATTCTTTTAAGCAATTAATTACAACAATGACGAAGGGGTGGTTTCCATTATTTATGTTGGAGAATGCCAAAGAGATTTTAAACAGCAAAGAAGAGGATAAATTATGGATTACAAAACTGCAGAAGCTGCGATACTAGAAGTAGCGAACTTTATTTGCCCAGAAGATAACTATGATGACATATTATCAACAAGTATAGATGAAATTTTCTGTACGTACAACGAGGATAAAATTTTATTGGGTGAAAATTACTTCGTTCATCCGGTAACCAGCTACGGAGGAGAAGGGCAGGGAGATGAGTACTGGGAGGTGTTAAAAGTTGTAGATAAAAATACACTTGAAAAGGCTTATGTAAAACGAGAAGGTTGGTATGCTAGTTACAGTGGGCACGAATGGGCAAAGGCTTATCTGGTAGAACCTAAAGAGGTTATGGTGACAGAGTACCATAAGGTGGGAAGTCCCAAGGAAAATCCTCCGGCCTCTCTGTAATGCCAGCGCCAGTTAAGTTAGTTAAGTGGATTTCCATAGGACTGACTAAGAAGCTTTCAGCAGATATCCTTTTCTACCAAAGGAAGAATAACATCACTGCAATTGGGGATGCTATACGTAAGATGATGTATTCTGCTTTGGAGGATGGTATTGTAAAGCAGAATATGGAGATGAAAGAACTCCTTAGTTTAATTCGTGAAGGACCTACTGAGGATAATCAACAAGATATTCTTAGTAGGGTTGATAGGATATTGGAGAAATGATGATATATGATATGCGTAATAATAAAATAATTGTGGGAGCTTGTATTGCTTATGGTAAATCTAGTAGATATCGTCCCATCTCTATAGGAGAAGTTATAGAAATAACTGAAGATGATATTTATATCTTAGGTAAAGGAAATAGTAAAGTAGGAAAAATTCCGTTATCTCATCTTAAGCGTATTATAGTTCTTCCAGATAATTACATGTATAATGAAGGAGATATATAACGTGGCATTTGCTAGAGGTAGAAAAGGTAGTAAGAAGAAAGACAAACGTAATGGAGTAAAAAGGAAACATAACAATATCCCAGATAAGATAGATATTGAACTTTGGAAAGAAAAAATAGAGATATTATCTAAGAGTTTAGATGAAAATGGGAAACCTAACCCATTAACCGAAAACCAATTAAAACAAATAATCAGGGAGGGTGTAAGAGAAAAGTGGATGTACTCCAAAGCAAAACTTGCTTTCTTAGAAAAAACAAAGATACCAAGTTACGATCCTGATTGTAGAAAAAGATTTGTTTGGGAATGTAATAAATGTAAACATTTGTTTGGGGCTAACGAAATAAATGTTGATCATATAAATCAAGAGGAGAGTTTCAAATCTTTAGAGGATGCACATCTTTGGGCTAGTTCTTTACTGAACTCAGGAGGGGACGATCTACAAATTTTATGTATACCCGACCATAAAATTAAAACCCATTGCGACTCTACAGGGTTATCATGGGAAGATGCCGTAATAGATAAACAAGCCATTGCTTGGGAAGATACTAAAATTAAGCACCAACAATTTCTTATGGACATAGGATTCTCGAAGCAAGAGACCAGTAATAAAAAGAAGCGCAGAGAAGTTTATATTCGTTATATAAAAGCTTTACAAAATAGTTGACACTGAGTGTCAATGTGTTAAGATGAAGAGTAGTCTAATATAAAGGAGAGAAGTATTGTTTGATAAAGAAGATTTAACTCAAGAGCAACAAGAGGTACGTGATCTACTCCTACAGGGTAACACCTCTAGCGAGGTATCTAAAATTATATGGGATCGAAAGAGTAAGGAAAGTACTATTCGTGGTTGGGTAAAGAAAGGTCTCTTAGGAGAACAAGAAGATACTTCCTCAGTGGATGAATTAACCCCCGAAGTACTAGATGTTCTATGCGACAGTCCTGATTGGAATGTGGCTAATTTAGCCAAACGCCTTCGTTCTGCCCAGAGAAGTAATAATCAATTACGGAAGGTGCAAAGGGAGTTGTTTGATGGTAGTGAAGGAGAATCTGCACCAAGTATTGAGAGTATTGTAGCTAAAGCAGTACAAAGTTTATCTGTGGCTGTTCCTGTATTGTATAATTATATCCCGACTACCGAAGCTACTCCTGCTACGTTAGAGGTCTTGTTATCTGACTGGCAAGTAGCTAAACTTAGTAGATATTATAATTCAGATATTGCCAAGCAAGCTATGAAGTTATATGGCGAGGGTATCTTACAAGCCATTGAAGAACGTAAGAATAAGTTCAAAGTAGAGCGTATTGTGTTTGCTATGTTAGGGGACTTATGCGAGGATAACGAAAAGCATGGTATTCAATCTGCTATATCAACGGACAGCGGATTAGCTGAGCAAGTTCATGATTCAATCGAGCATATTTGGAAAAGTGTGCTCAGTCCTTTAGCAGAACTTAAAATACCAATGGATGTTATATGCGTTGTAGGTAATCATGGAAGTTCTACAAGAAAAGGAATGGGCACTTACAAGGAAGGACGATATAGTTTTGACTTTATAGTACATAAAACGCTAGAAAGTTTCTGTAGGATTTCTGGGTATGACCATATAACATTTGATATCCCTGAGGGTATTTTTGGGCACTTAGAAATTTATGGAAAGCTGGTGATATACGAACACGGTTATAACAACCCTCTTACTGAAAAGGGAATGGTAGACCAAATGCGTAAACGTGGTGCTCAATTACAAATACACCCTACCTATTGGCGACAAGCTGATAAGCATCATCATATCTGCTATGGGCAAGGAGAACAAGTTTGTAATTCGGCATTTTTTGGCGTAGACCAAGAGGGATTAGAGTATTCAGCAATCCTCGGGTTTAACAGTATCCCTAGTCAGACTATAATGTTCCATACTAATGATAACACGCTAGGAAGGAGTAATATAAAGGATATAATTAATATCCAAGTAGCTATTACGGATCAACCAACCCGCTGATAAAAGAAGGTACATAGAGTTGAGGATATAAACATTGACACCTACCCTCCCTCCTATATAATTAAGGTATGAAGTGAGGGAACTATAAAGGAAATAATATGAACAAAGAAACAAAAGCCTTCGTAGAAGGACTCCTAGAAAAATATGACAATCCTGTAGATTTAGATAGTGCTATTACAGGAGGGCAATATGTTAATGAGGTATGGTATGCCACAGAAGATATTATTTCCATGTTTATCGAAATAACACACTCACTTAATATTGGACAGGAAGAAAAATAATGGTTGAAACTAAGATCTTGATAGATGTCTGGTTAATGACCATGTTAGTGATAATATTGCTGAGTGTTTATGGAGAAAAGAAGATCGATTTAACAAAACCTACCATGATTATAGCTGCCACCCTATGCAGCGGAGGGGCTGTATTATTATTCCTTGCCGTGAATAGCATAAGTACTATGATAATTGGTTTGATGTAATAAGGGAGATAATAAATGGTTTTAGAACAACATGTAGTACCTTGTTCAGTAAGTAAAGAGTTGGTAGAATATTTGGCCAAGGAAAGTCCTGAAATATTTGTGAAGAAAGGAAAGGTATCTGTCCCTGCTATTTTATTCTACTTGGGTTTTTATATAGATCAAAGGAATCCCAGTAATAGTTACAGTATCCACAAGGATGTATTGATTCGTAATCCACTGCGACCTTATGAAGTATACAAAACAGATATCTATAATGGAAGATCACGTAACGAAGTATTGTGTATGGTAGGTGATAAGATCTTATATAAAACAGATACTCCACACTTTTTACATAAATTTTACCTCAGTACTGAAGTCTTAACTATAGGAAATATTCCAAAGGACTTATTGCAAAACGTCAATAATGTTGGTAGTATAACTGCTTATACGGACGGTTTTAAAGGGATGGATAAGAGAGTTGATGCTACTAAGACTTCACGTAATATTGTGCGACCGTAGGGAGGAATTATGATAGTATCAGCGATACCTTTTACAGGCAACAAGAGACGTTTGTGGGGACAAATAGAGCCACTACTACCAGAAGGATACCTGTTCGTTGATATGCTATGTGGAGGGGGCACAGTAGCTCTTAACGCCACAGAGAAATATGAATCTGTGTGGGCAATGGATGTAATGGAGCCAGTGATTGAATTGCATAAAGCCTTTCAAATTGAAAAGTTTTTAGAGAGAATAACCTCTGTACACGAAGCTTACCCGCAGACAAAGGAAGGGTACTTATCCCTAAGAAAAGCCTATAACGTAGAGGATAGCCCTGCGAAGCTTCTGAACCTGATACTCCGCAGCAACACGAATTACATGAGATTTAATAAGTCTTTGAAATTTAATGTACCCTACGGAGAACGTTGCCACTACAATTTAGAGCGCACGAAAGCTCACCATGAGGCATGTAAGAGGATATCATTCTATTGTAATGATTTTAGAGAATCCACCAAGAGACTTCTTTGTAATGTATCACCTGACGGAGGGTACCCTGTGGTAGTTTATATGGACAGCCCGTACCAAACCTGTACAGCGACATACAACGAGTCAGGTGGTTGGAAGGGCGAGGATGATGAAGACTTACTTGATTGTATCTTGGAGTTACATAGCAAAGGGTTTAAGATAGCTGCAAGCAATGTGTTCGAAAACAAAGGTAAAGTTAATACTAAGTGGGTTGAGTTTTGTGATACGCACGAGGACAAGTTCACAATACACCATTTGAATCGTTCTTACAATAACTGTAGCTTTCGTAAGAGCACAAGTAAGACAGACGAAGTTTTGATAGTTTCTAAGTAACAGGAGAGATTTATGAGTAAGAAAGATCCTAAAGTAAATAAAACTAAAGAACCACATTTTAGTGCCAATTACGGGTATACCATAGAAGAATGGGCTATGAAGCTTGAGGTAGACAGGATGGGTATTAAAATGTGGGAAGAATGTGGCTATGAGAATTCATGGGAAGATTTAACATAATACTGGTTGTATTGGGTAGAGATACTTGGTAGAATCTTAACCTGATAACAAATAATAAATATGGAGAAATAATGAAGAAAGTTGTAGTGTACGGTGCTGATTGGTGTAATAACTGCCCTGTAGTAAAACAGACTTGGAAGTCCTTATCAGAAGAACGAGGTGACTTTGAATTAGTCTTTATGGATATGGATAGAGATGAAAATATATATAAGTTGCGTTCTGTTCCTACCACACTGCTGTTCAAGGACACAGTGACAAATAAACATAGCATCGTCGTTGGCATAAAAACAAAAAATGAATTCCAAGAAATGTTAGACTCACTATAAGGATAGATTAATTGACATTACAAGTTATTAAACGAAATGGTGATCGGGAGCCATTAGATACTCAGAAATTAAAAGAAGTTATTGGTTGGGCTTGTGAAGGGCTTGAGGTTAATTCCTTAGCTCTTGAAAGTAAAATTGAAGAAGGTATACGTGAGGAAATCACCACAGTAGAGCTACATGATAATATTATATACCATGCACAAGCTCTGGCTACAGCTCAAGACACTGATTGGGTGTATGTAGCAGGAAGATTAAATACAATGAAAAGGTGGAAAGACACAAGAGCGTATGATTTAGAATTCTATGCATTCTTAGAGGATATGAAAGATCATGGCAGCTATTCTCACCCTAATCTTGAAAAATACAGTAAAGAAGATATAGAAGCTTTAGAAGAATACATTATCTCTGAACGTGATTTCCAGCACAGCTATGGATCTACTTTGACAGCATACAACAAATATCTATTAGAAGGAGAAGTTATTCAATATGCGTTCATGGTTGAGGCTATGATTATTTTTGCTGATAAAACTAACAGGGAATTAAAAGTAAGAGAGTTATATGATGCCTTAAGTCTACGTAAGATTAGCCTTGCTACCCCTTGGTTAGCCAATCTAAGAAGCAATGGCAACATCAGTAGTTGTTTTATTATCTCATTGGATGATGACTTAGAGAGCATTACAGATGGCTGGAAAAAAGCGGCCAAGATTTCTAAGATGGGAGGTGGTTTAGGTATCTATCTGGGCAATCTAAGGGCTAAGGGTGCAGAGATAGGAGGGCGACCTTCATCAGCGAAGAGCATTAGCGCTTGTGTTAAAGTACTTAATGACATTGCACTCTATATAGACCAAGGTGGGAAAAGAGCCGGAGCCTTCACGCCAGCTTTACCAATATGGCATGCTGATGTAGATGAGTTCCTAGAGATTCAATCAGAGAGTGGAGATATCCGTAGTAAGGCATATGACATATTCCCGCAAGTATGTACTCCTGATTTGTTCTGGCAAACAGACGAGGAAGAAGGAGACTGGTATACATTCTGCCCTTATGAAGCAAAGAAATTAGGTCTTGATTTAAATAATTGTTATGGTAGAGTGTTTGAGGAAAGATATCATCAAATGGTGATATTAGCTGAAGAAGGAAGACTTGCGGTATTCAATAAGTACAAAGCTCGTGATCTTGTGAAGAAAATAATGCGTACCCAATTTGAAACAGGCCTTCCTTATATCACCTTTACAGATACATTGAATGAAGAAAACCCTAACAAACACAAAGGGACTATACCTTGTTTCAATTTATGCACAGAATCAACTTCTGTATTAGATTCAAATACTTACAGTCATTGTTGTAATTTAGCATCTGTGGTGGTAGGTCGTATGGAGGGGTACGAAGATATAGTGAACCATGCAAGCCTTTTGGTTGAAGTACTGGATGCAGGTATTGAATTAACCTCTCCTCCTACGGATTGTAGTGAGAGGCATAATAATACTTTCCGTACTGTCGGCGTGGGAATTCAAGGTTACCACGATTGGTTAGCCAAAGAATGGAAATCTTATTTAGACAAAGAAGAGGCAACCAGAGTAGCGGAATATATTCAATACGGGGCAGTGAAGGCGTCTATTGCCTTGGCAAGTGAATTAGGACACTATCCTGCCTTTGAAGGAAGTGAATGGGATAACGGTAATATTTTTGCTAAGTATAAAGCTAGGTCTGTTACTAATTTAGATTGGACTTCATTAGAAGAAGAATGTAATATCTATGGCATTAGGAACTCACAGCTAACATCTCCCGCACCAAATACATCGACTAGTGTATTTATGGATGCTGCGGCAGGAGTAAGCCCTGTGTACAGTCCTTTCTTTAGGGAGGATAACGATAACGGTAAATACCCTATATCATGTATGCATCTAAAAGAGAATCCCTTATCCTATAGTAAGAGTTTTAGGACATATGATCAAGCTGCTCTAGCCAAGACAATTGGTGCTATGCAGAAGTTTGTAGATACTGGGATAAGTGCTGAGTATTTATTTGATCAAAATAAAGAAGGGTTCTGTGCCATGAGCTTGTACGATACTTTAATATCTTCTTGGAAGAATGGTTGTAAGGCTGTTTACTATATAAGAAGTATTAAGAAGGGTGAGACTATCGAAGATCTCCTTGGTATTAAAGAAGAAGGTTGTGCTGGTTGTGCAGGTTAAAGGAGAAATTATGTTATTAGAAAAAACAAAGCTGTTTAATATTGACGGGGATGACAGCAAGGAGAATCAAAAGATCTTCCAAGGTAATCCCACTGGAATACTTAATCTGAATAATGTTAAATATTCATGGGTTTCTGGTTTCTGGAGAACAATGCTTAATAACCACTGGATTCCAGAGAAAATTTCGTTGGTTGAAGATAAGATAACTGTTAAGAATCTCACACTAGAAGAAAACGAAGCTGTAAGGAATACACTGGGTTTTCTTATATTCTTAGATAGTATGCAGGTTAATAATTTACCTAATATTGCAGATTATATTACATGTAGTGGATGTAAGACTTTGTTAACAATACAAGCATTTCAAGAAGCTGTTCATTCTCAAAGTTATCAGTATCTACTGGAAAGCTTGTATTCTAGTGAAGATCGTGATATTATTTATAACTTGTGGCGGAGTAATCCTCTTCTTCTTGAAAGAAATAAATTTATCGCCAACCAAATGCAATCTTTTGTGGATAATCCTACAGAGGATAATTTTAAAAAAGTTCTGATTGCTAATTTGGCACTTGAGGGTATTTATTTTTATCAAGGATTTAATTTATTCGATCAGTTGGCGGGACGGAAGAAACTAGTACAATCCCAGAAGGTGATAGACTACATACGAGTAGACGAAAATTCTCATGTAGCACTTTTCACTAAGATCATACATGAGACAATGGACACTAAAAAAGAGAAAGGTATGATTTACTCAATATTAGGGGAAGCTGCAAGGCAGGAAATTAAATGGTCAAAAGATACTTATGGCAACGGGATACTAGGGATTTCTACTGAAAGTAGTGAGCAGTATATTAAATATTTAACAAACCAAAGATTGAGAGCTTTAAAACTAGACCCATTATATTCTGATGTAAAGAACCCTTATGTTCACTTAGGTATTAAGTCTCGTGGTAATTTCTTTGAGACTTCAGGAATGACGGATTACAGTCAATCAGGTGCAGTACCGGGTTGGGATGACTTTTAAATAAGAGGTATTTATGAGTAAGATAAAAAGAATAGTTACAGTAGGTAACAAAACTATCACTACAGAATTCAGCTCTGTGGAAGATATGATTAAATTTTTAGAATGGGAACGTTCTTTGCAAGAGGTACCTCCTACAGAACTGAAAGTAGATAAAAAGATTATCGATGATATATTTAAAAAGTATAATAATCCTGAAAATCCTCCACGGGTAGATTATCCTTATGACCCACATTTCAGGATAGGAAATGGATCAGGAAAAGTATACCGTGTTGGCTATTGGTAACTGGCGATTGGAAGGAGGAAACATAATGAACTTTAAATTCGGAAAATCAAGTAACGCAAAGCTTAAGGACGACTTACATTACGATTTAGTAAGGTTATGCCACAGAGCTTTGGAATTATCACCATACGACTTCGGTATTATTGAAACTAAACGATCACTTGAGAAGCAAAAAGAGAATGTAAAGAATGGAGACTCTTGGACTTTAGATAGTATGCATTTAGTGCAGTCCGATGGGTT